AAAGTAAAAGGAGGGCCAACAAACTGCATTGTATAAGCTGCTTGATCTGTTAAAATTAAATTATAATCTTTACCATTTACAGCTGCAACAATTGTGTTACCAGTATCCAGTCTAAATGTACCAGCTGTATTTGTTGAAGTTGGTCCATATACGTTAAAATTTTCTTGATCACTAAATCTTATAAACATAGGATCTTGAGTATTTGTATCTCCTACAGTAGTCTCAGTTCCAAAATGAATAAAGTGTCTATCTCGATCAGATACAATAGTAGAAATACTTTTTGTAGGTGCAGATGCCATAACAGTGCATCTATTATTTAAAGGGTTACTTACTCTTGGATCCCAAGTAAATGTTTTTCCATTTCTTATTGTTGCAGTAAGTATTGCACCAAAATTATCAAGTGACCAGTTACCTGGATCAAGTATAACTGATGATGTTGTAGTTTGTTGTCCCCAACCTATAAAGTTTGTAATCTCAGTAACAGTTGCACCACTACTATGAGCAGCAGTAGAAGTACCTTGTGCTCCTCTTGTAATACCTGTTAAATCATTTGAACTTACACCTGTGTATGTAATAATTTCTTGATCTACTAATATTGTTCCACCAGTTGCTGAAAAACCTGTAGCATTTGTTAATGTAATACTTGTACCAGATCCTCCTGTACCAGCAGTATCATTTTGTAAAAGTCCATTAAGAGTATTTGTTAATGCACCAGAAACATTTCCACCCCACGTTCCTGTACCCCAACCATAACCATATGTTTGAATCGTGGGACCAATTTCTACATAAGCATTTATTGTTGCAGATCCAGCAGCAGTCATACCTGTTCCTGTTTCATTTGATGCCATAGTAATTGTAAAAGTGTCTGCAGCAGCAGTTATTACCTCAAATGTTTGATCAGTAAAGTTTGCTACAGAAAAACTCGTTGCACCACCTCCTGGTAAAGTTACTGATGTAAATGTAAAATAATCTCCAGCAACTAAACCATGTGCAGTTTTATTTACTGTTACTGTTGCTTGTCCGTTTGTTGATGTAAATGTAGCACCAGTTAATCCTGTTTCTAAAGGAGTTACATCATAAAAAGCATCTTCATAATAAATTAATAAAACTTTAGAGGTTCCAATTGCAGCATATTTTCTACCTTCTAAATCTGTCCATGTATGTTGTGCACGTGCTGGGCCTGCTATAGTTTTTTGTCCTATAGCTTCAAAACCACCAATTTTTTCTGGTTGTGAATATCTAAATCTAACAAAATCACCATCTATCCATCTTCCTTCTGCTCCTGAAGGTGTATCTGTTTTATCAAAACCTGGTAATAATTTTACATTTGTAAGAGGCATACGCTATTTTACACCATATTAAAGCTTCTTCCAAGTAGTTGGGGAGGGCATGTTATGCTCAGATTTAATACCTTTTCTCATAGTCAAAAGGACATCTCCTGATATTGAGATACGTGGATTATCTTTTTGATTAATACCTGTTTCATGAAAAAGCGTAGATGGGAACACAACAATATTACCTGTCTTTGCTGGATACTCAGCTTTTGCAAAATTTACTTCATCCCATTTTTTAAAATAAGGATCTCTTTTTGGTATATTTAAACCAACCTTATGTGCTTCATCATCAATAAAAAAAAGATTACCTTGATCATCTGCTTGTACATAA